ATATACATATATTTAAAACCAATTACAAATTTAAATTTAAGGAATTTTGGGAAGGTCATAAAAATAAATCATCACTTCTTAAAACTTTATATTCATGTTCATGTAAAATGACTGCTATTATGTTTTATATGATGAGATCACAAGGTCCAATATTAGTATATTCTAATTATGTAAAAATGGAGGGTTTAGAAATATTTAAAATATATTTGAGAACTATTGGATTTGGTAAATATGGATTAGAAGAATCAAAACCATTTCATTCGTTTACTGAGTTTCACGGTGAAATTGATCCAGAAACTAGAACTAGAAATTTAGCTGATTTTAATCAAGAAAAAAATATAGATGGATCCGTTATCAGAGTTATATTAATATCTCCTGCTGGTGCTGAAGGTATTTCTTTGATGAATGTTAGACAAGTTCATGTTATGGAACCATATTGGAATGAAGTTCGTATTGAACAACTTATTGGTCGTGCTGTTCGTCAATGTTCTCATAAGGCTTTACCAATGGAAGATCGTAAAGTAGATATTTTTAGATATTTAGCGATAAGATCAGATAATAAAAAAGACAAAGATACAACGGATCAAGAAATTTATACCTTAGCTAAGGCAAAGAGTTCATTAATAGATACATTTTTATCAACAGTAAAAGAATCAGCAGTAGATTGTGAATTATTTAAAAATCATAATATGTTAAATACTCCATATCAGTGTTTTAAATTTAATGAAAAATCATATTTCGAAGGTTATATTGGACCAGCATACAAAGATGATATTTATTATGATAAAAAAATAGATAATGGCTTAAATTCTGTTAATTCTGAAATAAAAAAAATTAAAGTTATGAAAATTAAAGCTGTTTATATGATAGGCGAAGAATATTCTGAAATTGATACATACTGGTTTAATCCTAATACTGGTGTTGTTTATGATTTTGAATTAGATTTCCCTGTCGGTAGGGTATACATCACAAATGGTATTGCTAATAAATTAAATAAAGAAACATATATAATTGATCAAACAATAGACATACCTGAAATTAATGTATTATAAATTAGATAGTTCAAGTAAATCAAATAAATTACTTAGTTAAAAAATATTTAATTAGATAATAATTCAATTTTACTAAAAATTGAATATTTTTCATATTATCCCCTATAAAAATATCCAATGTTATCTCACTTATTTATTAATAATGACAACCAATATCATATCACCTAAAACTATAGATACAATTGTATCAGTAATTCCACCATCATCAACCAATCCTTTTACTACAGCTACTACAGCTACTATAGCTACTACAGCTACTACAGCTACTACATCTACTCCAACTCCAACTACTAAAGTTGAAATGATGGAACGTATTAATTCTGCTTCTATTAGAAATCAATTATCTAGTAAATTTAATGGTATTAATTATATGGTCAATTCGATTAATGATGCGTCATATGCTATTCTTTTTCAGATTATAAATAGTTTGGATTTTATGAATAGATTAACAAATACAGATATTTTACCAGGTGATGTCGATTATAAATCACATCATTTTTTACAATATATTTCAAATAATAATTTGTCAATTCTTCTCAATAATTATAAGAATAATAAAATAAACACTTTTATTGGAAATTGTCGAATTCGTATGTTGAGTATTCAGGGAATGCGTATTTGGTATGATAATTTTGAAAATCAATTTGATACTTTCTTCATGAGAAATCTTAATCAAAATCCGCCTATTGCTCCAATTCCTCCAGTTAATCAAAATCCGCCTATTGCTCCAATTCCTCCAGTTAATCAAAATCCATCTATTGCTCCAATTCCTCTAGTACAAGTCCCAGTACAAGTCCCAGTACAAGTCCCAGTACAAGTCCCAGTACAAGTCCCAGTACAAGTCCCAGTACAAGATCCAGTACAAGTCCCAGTAGAAGTTAATTCAGTTATTGCTAATCCGAATCCATCAATTACACCAATTGCAACAACTGTATTTTCTAATTTTATGCAGAATATTATTAACCAACAGATTAATCGAATTCTACAGATTGATGATGCTCTGCCAATAAAACCAGAATATGTTACTGGATCTGATAAAATTGGAGTTTTGCAAATGGTATTATCAATGAAAGAAAAATTTAGTGAAACATATAATAAGGCATATACTAATTATATGAATGCGTTAGAAGCCTATATAAAAAATCAGGCGAAAATCCAGGTAATTCAGCGATTAATTGCTCTACGTAGGGAATCAACACCTGAAGAGTTTGAAAATTAAATCCTCTTATGAGCAGAATCAAGTATAAATTTTTTTATCAAATGTTAAATATTTATAATGTCTTAATATTTATAATATTATAAATGTCTTATATTATAAATATCTAATATTCAATGTATTTCCAAAAATATTTAAAATATAAAACTAAGTATTTAGAATTAAAAAATAATCTTATTGGTGGTGATTGTGATCCGGTACCAATGCCAACTGGTACCGAACTATTAACACAAGAAAACTATGAATCAAGAAAACCTAATCAAAGAATTACTATTGGTGGTCACTGACATACCAAGAAGTTCAATTAATAGTAGATTATAAAAATAAAACATGTATTTTCATTTTTTATAATCTAATTAAATGCTCTCTTGTCAAAATCAGTTTCAACTATACCAAATTTAAACATTAAGTCTACTTGATTTTTTATATATCTTGGATGTCTGATATAATTACATAGACATCTGAAATCTCTATCAATATTACCAGTATCAGGATTACTTTGACAAGTACATGTAGTTGAGCCAATAGTTGGAATGTTATAATCATAGGCTTTGATATTTGTTGTCAAAATTTTTCCCAAAGAATTACTTAATCTAAGTTGTAATTTTGTTAAATTTCCTAAATCAGAAAATTTATATATCTTATCAGCATAACGACAATCTACATATACATAATTTCCAACAATCTCATCCGGATATAAAACATTAAATGCAGTTGATAATGTTTGGTCTGTTGAAAATTGACTTACATCATTAATATCATTTAAATATAAAATAGTATATTTGTCATTTTCAATAGACAAAGGAGATAAATCATATTGATATGTTATTATATTATTTTGTAAATTATCATATATTGCTTCATATGAAACTATTATTGTTTCAGATATATCTGGTTCAAAATTAGTATAATTTATGTATTGTTTATTTGATATATTATTTGATTTCATATTAATAAGTAAATCTGTTGCAAGTTCTAATTCTTTCTTTATTTTATCTTTTTGTTCAAAATTTTGTCCGAAATTCATATCACGTTCATTTTTTAGTCTTAATATTTTTTTCTCCAAAAGAGATGATTCTGTATAAGTATGAATTATTACAAATTTATCTGTTACTGAGCTTGTAGATGTAATATCAATTATTGAGTTATCAGATGGTAAATTATTTGGATTAGATCCAAATAAACTAAATAAACTAACAATATCTGGATGATTTGTAATTTTTGTTTTTGTAACAAAATATTTTCTTGGTAATACTGCTGTTTCTATCTTAATATAACGAATATTTTGAAATGTACGTGATATTGCCGCATTAGTATCACCAGCTAATGGAGCACATTTAACTAAAAAATTAAATGGATTTGGAAATTGGTTAATGTCTCTATCAATTGAATTAATATGGCAAATATATTCTCTAATTATATCATTACGTCCTTCTCCAACAAAATTATTAAATAGTGATGTTGGTTTATCATATTCTTCATAAGGAATATGAGGTACAGCTACACCTTGAAATTTATCTAATAATTCAACTTCATTTGTATTGATTATACTCGAATTATCCATAAGATTTGATTTTTTATGCATATTTGATATCGCTAATTGATCAGTTTGTGCTAATAAATCTAAACTACGATGTAATTGATTTGGAAGAATTGTTGATTTTTGAATTGGTAATGATCTCATACCTACATCTAATGATGGTACTCTTGGACTAACAAAATTAGAAAATGGTGGAACTTGTCTAGTTGGATATTCTGGATTAGCATTAGCTGAATTAAAATCAACTGTATTAGATGACATACGATCTAATGTTTTAAGATCATATGTATTTAATACTTCATATTCCGACACTCTAATTTGATCACCTCTAATATTAGGATTTGTTGGATCAAATTCATTTTTATATTTATTTAGATCAGATTGAAAATTAGATTGAAAATTAGATAGATTATTTGATTGATCAAACTCATTTTTATATTTATTTAAATCAGATTGAAAATTAGATTGAAAATTAGATTGAAAATTAGATTGATTATTTGATTGATTCTTTTCTATTCTTGTATTAGGACCTAATCCACTTATAGTATTAAATGCTTTATTTGACATTAAGATTATATATTATAAATGGATAACAAAATATAAATTTTTTAAACTCTGTTAAAAAAATTGATTCTTAAATTAAATTATATGATTTATCATATTATGATTTATTAGATTATAATTAATCATATAAATTTGATATAATTTTAATTTTAATTTTAATTTTAATATAATATTATATTATATTAAAAATGAAAGATTATCATTATAAATATTTAAAATACAAACAGAAGTATTTGCACGCAAAAAATCAATTAGGTGGTAATGTTTTAACTGGTATAGTTAATAAAATTTTTTATTGTGGGTTTTCTATACTAGTAAGATTAGAAGATGGATCTCAAAAAGTAATATATATTCAAAAGTTTCCACCAGCATCTGGGACAACTTCTCCAATTATGAGAAATCCAACTATAAATCCTGATGAACTTAAAGTTGATACTGTAACAAAAGAAGAATTAATAGCATTTTGGAGAGATACAGCATCTAGACAAATAAATGGTAACTGGAAAGGTGGTGAATGGGGACCTAATAATTTAGTTACTACTGATACTACTTGGTTAACTGGGACTTTTATTGGCGATACAGTTACATGTGAAATAATAGCAGATGGTATTATTAAATTTAATGGATCTAATGAATTTATGGCAGGAACAGAAATAATTCCCGGTACAGAAAACAAAGCCTTAAGTTGTAATATTGCATTAAATGGTCGTAAATATAGTTGTTATTTAACAGATCAAGTTATGCCACAAGTAGCTATTGATGTTTTATTCGTTTATAAAAATAAAAAAGGTGCTAAATTTATTAAATTACTTAAAAGAGGACAAGGACCAAATGTTGATATGCCTAGAAGAATTATGCCTGGTGCTGGTGAACATTTAGAACCTGGTCTAGATCCTACATTTAAATCTGGAATTATACGAGCAGTACAAGAAGAAATAGGAATACCACCTGAAACATTATCAAAATGTTATTTATTAAATATAGGTATTTTTAATGATCCAGGAAGAGATCCAAGATATTGGTCATTTTCATATCCTAGAGAAAATGTTACTCAAGAAAAAAGATCAAAATCTGTAATTGATTTTGGAATTAATAGAGGTTCTCAATCCAATGCTTATATTTTATATATAAATATGGAAGCTGACTCTGAACCTAGAGAAGATGCTAATCCATTAGATACTGAAGAAGTTAACAAAAAATGGTGGCAAGCATTAGATAAGGTTTTACAAATTCATGAAGATAAATGGATGATAATAGATCATCAAAATATAGTTACTAGAGCAATAAGTGCATTAGATGATTTTGATAAATTATCTCAAGAAGAACAACACACACATTTATTAAAATTATAAATTATAAATTATACGATCTGAATATCTCTTGTATATTTTTTCAAACTTAAATATTTTTTTTTATATTTTAAATATTTATTTAAATAATTAGTTTTTGAT